ATGGCCATCAATACGCTTACCGATGCTGACTGCCGCCGCGCCACGCCGAATGACGGCAAGCTGCGCAAGCTCTTCGATGGTCACGGCCTGATGCTGGCCGTCCTGCCGAGCGGAAACAAGGTTTGGCGCATGGCCTATCGCAACGACGAGGGCAAGCAGCAAACTGCCGTCATCGGCCCGTATCCCCTGATCGGCCTCAAGGAAGCGCGCGAGCGCCGCGACGTTTTGCGGTTGAAACTGATCGACGGCGACGATCTCAAGCCCAAGCGCAAGGCAAGCAGCCCATCCATTACCCTTGATGCCGCCATCGATACCTACTGGGCGGGACGCACGGACATCAGCGCCGGCTACAAGGCCAATGCATTGCGCGCGCTGGCCATGTACGTCTCGCCGACGCTGGGCGCGAAAACCGTGCGTGAAATTACCAAGGAAGACTTGATGGCCGCGCTGCGCCCGATGGATGCCGCCGGCCTGTCCGTGTACGTCCGGCGCGTGCGCATGTGGGTGGGCCAGGTGCTCGACTGGTCCATTCAGCACGGCCACTGCGAAGAGAACCCCGCATCGAACATCAATTCGAAGGTCGCCTTTTCCCGCAAGCCGCGCGAAGGGTTCGCCGCCCTGGCATTGGCCGAGGTGCATCCGTTCATGGAGCGCCTGGACCTGGAAGATGAAATTCAGTCCGTGCTGGCCTGCAAGCTGCTGGCTTTGACGTGGACGCGCACGGACGAGCTGCGTCGCATGACCTGGGCGGAAGTGGAGGGCGATGTCTGGCGGATACCGGGCAAGCGCATGAAGAAGGGGCGCGAGCACCTGGTGCCGCTGCCTTCCCAGGCGCTGGACCTGCTGGCGGAAATGAAGCTGCGTTCGCGGGGCAGCAACTACGTTTTCCCGAACGACCGGGGCGGCAGCCGCCCCATGAGTGAAAATGCGATTCTTTACCTCATTCACCGTATCGGCTTCAAGGGCAAGATGACGGGCCACGGCTGGCGCAAGGTAGGTTCCACCTGGGCCAACGAGCACGAATACAACTCGGACCACGTCGAGGTGCAGCTCGCGCACAAGGATGGCGGCGTGCGCGGGGTCTACAACTCGGCGGAATACCTGAAGCAGCGCCGCGTGATGCTTCAGGCTTTCGCTGACTGGCTGTTAAAGCAGCCTGATCCCAGCGGCTTGGAGTGTTGAAAGGCGCCATCCCAGCGTGCGCTGGGTTATGGCAACGTCCGCTGGCGGCAGCTTGTTATCCTTGACCCATCTGCGCAGCGTCTCCGAAGTGACGCCCAGCATTTTGTATAAGTCCTGGCGGTAAATAATTCGGTCTTCGTTCATTATTTGATTCCTTTCGTGGGTTGGTTGCTTTGATGTTGGTCGAGCTGATTCTTCATGAACTCCATTTTTCTGTGAGCCTCGTCGCGCTGAGCCCTGCCTTGTAGGCGCCCAGCTTCACGTTGCTGCGCGCCCCAGGTGGTGAGGTGGGAAATGATTGCCTGGCGTGTCTGCTCCACTGCTCTGGTTTCAATATTGCTGTATGGGTCGGCACATGCAGTGTGAAACCAAGTCAGCAGTTCCTGGAACTCTGGTGTGTCAACGCTTTCATCAGCCTTGGCAGAGTTCATGGAAGCTAAGGTTTGCAGAGCTATGAGCTGGTGCGTCTCCTTCAGACCTGCCAGTACAGAAGCGAAATTGCGAAATGCCATGGCGCCTTCCAATGGGGTATCGCCGTTGCCGAACTCTCTTGCTAAAAGATACGCACTGTCCATCACGTATTCATGTCGTGCAGCTAGAAATGCAAGTTCGCCTGCTGCTGCTTGGATTGCCACCATGGCGAACGCTTCTGCCTCGGTGTATTGCGGTACTTCGGCCCCACACTTGCGTGAGTCGCGCAGCCGGCAGAATTCTTTGTATTGGTCCATATGGTTTGTTTGTGCTTCAGTTGATTGATTAAATTGGCCGAAAAACAGCTTTCTTCGTTGCTTGTCACTCATGCAGACCAACTCGTGGAAATATTGCTCATTCAGGTAGCTCATCATGCGGGGATACTCTCGTCTTTTTTTGCGGCGCTTCACTTCACCCTGGCAACGCCATGTTCAGCCCGATCTGCGCACGACTTACACTCAGCACGACCATGCCGCCGCGCTCTACGGTGACGCCGCCACGGTATTTCCAGACTCGTGCAATGTCGCCCGGCTGACTGCCGGCCATAACCAGCGCGTCAAGGCGCATTTCCTCGCTAGTCAGCTTCGCTTGGAAGGATTTTTTGTAAGAGGTCTTGTTCATAGCTTAAAACTCCGTAGTTAAACTGCCGTCTGGCAGTCTCAACATCACATCGAATCTCACTCCGCAGTCACCGCCCATTCGCAATGCCTCGTGGTACGTGCTGCACCTACAATGGTCCCAGACGTATTCATCCACTGTTCCAGGGGCCTCTACCACCACCCAGCGTTTCGCTTCGTGTTTCTCAGCCAGCTTCTGTGCGCGCAGCGCGCGTGCAGCCTCACGATCTGCGCTGGTTATTGGTTTGCGCGGTGCACGGACCTCTAGCGGGAACATGTCGAGCGTCGCGGTATCGTTCATGCGGCCACCAACAGGGCAGCGTGGCTGGAAACGATGGCGCCCAGCGGCACCGCACGGAACATGCCCGGCCACTGGTGGTCCAGCTCGACCCAGGCGTGTAGCTCGCCATTGCCCACGTCGCGGCGCAGGTCATTGACGGTGCCGGCCTGGTAGCCTTCGTCGGTATCGAATGTCACGCGGTCACCCAGGGCGGTTTGCCGCGGCGAATTGGTCAGGGTGTTCAGCATTGCGGTGCTCCTTTCAGTTTGGCTGTAACGCCACACACGCCGAAGCGGTCGATGGCGGCGTCGATCACGTCGCCGCTGGATGCGGCAACCTCAAAAAATTCAAAGCGTTCGGTTTGCGTGCGAACGGTCACGGCAAAGGTGCTCAAGTGCCATTTCCTTCTTGGGGTGGGGTGTCGGGGAGGATCAGCCGGGGCCACGGGCAGGCGTTGACGGCCGCCCAGGCGGCAATCAGCGCTGTTTTTGCCTCGTCGGGCAGGTCAGGCATGGGCGCCGTCGGCGGCGTGGCCGGGGCAGGGCGGTCGGGGTGCGTACAGTTATTTACACGAGTCCGAGGAACGGCAACCCCAACAGCTACCCCGCGCCCGCCTGTGGCCTGTACCGGCGTCCACGTATGGCGCACGGACTTGAAGACCACGCCGATGAGGTCGCTGCAGCGCACGCCGTAGGGCGTGATGCGTTGCGTTTCGCCGTAGCGGCCGATGACGGTCTTTTCGTCCTTGGCCAGCGTGACGACCAATTCCTTGCGCGGCACCAGGGCGCCGCCCTGGGCGCGCAGGTATTCGGCCCAGCAGGCGCGCTTTTCGCCGTCGATCTTTTGCACGGCGTCCCAGGCGCGACGCATGGCAGCCGGGGCTTCGTTGAGCATGCTTTCCTCGATGCGGCGCAGCTCGCGCCACACGGTGACGGGCGCGCCGCCCCATTGCTGGAATTGACGGATGCCCCAGCACGCGGCCCAGGACTCGACGCGCGCCGATGGCGTCAGCTCGACATCGCCTTCGGTATCGGCCATGACGACATAGCCCTCTTTCGTCTTGTGCTCGGCCACGCCGTCGATATTCTTGGCCACGTACTTGGCGATGTAGCCGGCGGCGCTGCCCTTGGCCCAGTCGATGCGTTTCACGTCCAGGCGGCGCGCGAAGGCGCCCGGTTCCCCACGGTCCACGCGCCAGGCGTAGCGCTTCATGATGCGGATGGCGCGGCCGGCCACGTCCTGCAGGTGGGCCGTCTTGTATTTCGCGGTGGGGCGCACGAACAGCAGCAGATGCCAATGCGGACAGCCATCGTGATGCGGCTCGGCGATGCGAAAACCATACAGACCGATGCCCCGGCGCGCCAGCGCGGAACGGCACAGCGACGTCATCTTGCCCAGGTAGGCGTTGGCCTCGCGCGGCGTGGAGCCGTCGAACTTGTCGTTCGGCTTGCCGCTGTGCTGCATGGCGTGGAAGCGTGATGGGCACGTCCAGGTGATGAAAATGCCCTGGTCGCCGCACTCGCGGGCGATCTGCTCGAAGCCGTTGATGCGCAACATCAGTTCGCCGCGCCGGATGGATTTATTCGCCGTCGTCTTCTCGGCCAGCTCGGCGATGCTGAATTGCTGGCCATTTTCGTTTTGCACCAGGGTGGCGGCCAGCGCTGCCGCGTTGCGGCGGTTTTGCGCCAGGCGCGACAGCACGGCGTCATTGCTGGCGTAGGGTTCGGCGCGATAGTTCACATAGCCCAGGCGGATATTGCCGGCTTCAAAGGCGCGCTTGACGCGCTTGCGCAGTTGGCGGCGCCACCAGCGGGCGTCCACCAGGCGGGCGATGGTGTCCGTCAGCGCATCGAACTCAGGCAGTTCTATGCCATACGAGGCGCATTCGTCTTCCATGATCTGCAGGGCGTGCGTGTCGGACACGGCCATCCACAGCATCTTAGTGACTCCATCGGCCGCGCGCTCGGCGGTGGCCACGATGTCGGCGTCGCTTTGCGACAGGTCCACACCGGCCGGCACGTACTGTTCGGCGAACTCGCGCACAAAGCCGGTGGCGACGGATTCATAGACTTTGTACCAGGACGACCAGGCCATCTTGGCCAGGGCGGCCGTGATGACACGGTTGCGCCATTTGTAGGGGATGCGGGCCAGCTCGGGCGCGAACTGGGCGGATCGCAAAAAGGCTTCGTGACGCTGCGGGGCAGGCAGCAGGATTTGTTTAGATTGCATTCAACAGTCTTTCGTACACACGGATAGCGGCAGAGGTAGCGGCGCGCAGCGCGATGCGCTCTTCCTCGGTAAATGAATGGATGGGCGATTCCCAGCGGTCGGCGTCCATGCCGGCGGCGATCAGCACGGAACGGCGCGCGCCACGCGGCGACAATCCCCAGGCCTGGGCTATGAAGGGCGCCAGGTTGCGCGGCTTGATGCTGCGTAGCTGGGCCTTGGCTTCGGCGATGGCGGCCAGCGCATGCCCGGCGCCCGGTGGCGTCGGCATGTCCTTGTCGCGCGCGGCCAGAATCTCGGCGGCAGGCTGGAAGGACAGGTGATTGTCGATAAGGGACGCCGGCATGGTTCAGTCCTTGATGGCGCCGACGGCCCGCAGCACGTCGGGGGTAATGATGATCAGGAGCGACAGCAGCCAGATGCCGCAGGTTTTGGCCAGGCGCAGCATCAGCGTGCCCCTTCCTTGGTGAAATACTTGGCCCAGTAAGTCAGCGTGCGCGAGGAACTGCTGGAGTGGACGACGCCTGATTCGCTGGCGAATAGGTAATGCAGTTCGATGGCCATATCGCCGACCAGCGCTCGCTGGTTTTCCGGCGTGAAAAAGCCGCCAAGTTGCAACGCTTTCAGATCGCTGATGATGAAGGTGAGATTCGCCGCACCAAAGGCGTGATAGGTCTTGACGATCTCGCGGAGGTAATCGGACAGCACAGCAATGCTGTCAGGAGTGCGGGTGCGAGTCTGAGCATTGGCCAGCAACAGGAAGCAGGTAGGAGCAATAGGTACGACGCATTTTTCAAGGGCCGGACGGCCCGGCTTCGGCATTGGTGGTATGTCAGCATGACTGTTGGTGTGCAGCGTGGTTTCCATCGGTTTCCTTATTTTTGGTTGAACGAATCCCGCACGCTCAAAAAGGAGCGCTGCAGGGCACAGCAAACGAGGGGAGTTACGGCGGCCGGGCTACGGCGGCGCGAGGATCGAGATAGTCATCAGCAGCCCGCAGTCAGGTCAAGGGCCAGCTGGCTGGTGGCCGCCGTGCGCGCGTGCTGTGACAGCGGGATGCGGATATCCGGCTTGGGCATGGCGGACAGCGAGAGGGTGCGCAGCACTTCCAGGCCCGCCACGAAGGAGTGCCCGCAGTCCGGGTTCTGGCACATGTAGGTGATTTCTTTGAACATGGCAGACATCGTGCGGCTTTTGACGGCGCGGACGGTGTATTCGCAATGCGGGCAGGGCAGGCCGATGACTCTCATTTCAGCTTTCTTTCCACTTGATACAGGGCGCGACCGCGACCCGTCATGTTTTTTGACTGCTTGCGTAAGCGCGACTTGACGAGCCATTCAGCCGCCTGATCGATACTTGCCAGCCCCTGGCGTTGGCGCACGAGTTCCAGCACCGCGCGCTCTTCGTCGTTGAGGTTAATTTGATGGTCTGGCATTTTCTGTAACTTTAGAGTTGCTCAAAAGTGACTCGGTTTAAACGCTGCGACGCTGTACGCTGTCGATAGTGGCGTCATCCAAGGCGATCACAGCCAAGGCTTCACGCATCACGATCTGGCGCACCAGCACCGCAAGCTCTTCGCCCTGGTAATTGGCGATCGAGGAAACAAGCTGGTGCTCGTAATCGTCCAGGCGCAGCATGACGCGGTGGCTGCGGATACGTTTTGCATCGGGGTACATGACGTTGTCCTTAGTTGGTGGTTTTGGATGCGAGTTCGCGCTTGTAGTCGGCAAGGCCGCGCAGGATCAGGAGACGGAGGAACCAGGCACGGGAACGTTCAAGTTTTTCCGCATAGCCTTCGACTTCATTCACCTCGTCCGATGTCAGACGGACGCCAAGAGGCTTAGTCGTGAGGCCCTTGGCAGTGCGCCTCGCTATGGATACGTTTTTCATAATGTTATGATCTGTAATCGCTATGGTATGGCATAACTATAGCTCTCAAATGAGAGCATTGTAAAGAAAAATTTGCGCACAAATGAGATCAATTGGTGAAATACTAAAAGAAGAGCGTCAACGCTTGGGCATGAATCAGGAAGATTTTGCTGCCGTCGGCGGACTGAAGCGACGCGCACAGACGCTGTATGAGCAAAACGAGCGTGCACCGGATGCGCTTTACTTACGAGCGCTGGCTGGGATCGGGGTCGATGTCCACTACATCCTTACGGGTGAGAGATTGCAATCAGCCGTTACCTCGGACGAGAAAGAACTGTTGGATGGCTATAGAAGTATGGACGTTCGCGGGAAAGCAGGCGTACTTGGGATGATTGGCGGCATGCGCTCACCGACGCCCCCAGCATCCCAAGCAGGGAATAACCCTCACGTTGAAACTCACGGCAAGATTGGCCAAAATTTCGTGGGGAACATCATTGGACCGCAGACTTTTAACGTGGCCGGCAGCGGACGAAAAAAGGAAAAATAGTCTGCAAATGATTCACCTTCTTATGCTTATTGTAATTGCAGCTGTTTTTCTCTGCATAATTTTCCATTGTGGGCTGTCTGGACGGGCATAGCTGAGCAAGGTGGTCTCGATGGGAATTATGCCTAATATGGAGTTTATTTTATAAATCGAAAAGAGTTGCACCGCCATCGCTCTCAACCGTCCTACCTCAAGTCTTCCTGTGACATTGTGTGTATTTTTGCGCTGGTAAGAATGTTATCCTCCGATGCACACTATGCTGGTCATACCGGGCCAGTACGCATTCCACGAAGACCATGCAAAGATTATTCTTCCTATTCGCAGCGACCTTGACGCTGGCAGTTCCTGTTCTGGCAAACTCAACAGCAAAAATCGTCCCTCTTTCATCTGCCGAAGAGCGGCAATGGATTAGTTCGGTGAAAACGCATAAGACTACCGACGGCATGACAGTCATGGAAGTGCTCACCCGCGTTGAAAAACGTGCGCGTGGCCGTTTCAAAGTGGCTTCCTACGATGTGCTATACGATTGGAATGGACAGCCCAGCACGGTCGTAATATCGTATTGGATTGGAACAAAGCGCAAGCGAGATTTAGCGTATTCAGATCTCGCTTACCCAATGAATCGTAATGGCACGATAGCGAAAATTTCACTCGTTGACCGGCCAACTCTCGCGGCTCTAGAAAAGGGACTTGAAGCAACGCTTGCTGAGTTCAATGAGCGCTACCATATGGACTGCCCACTAGACATGCCTTCGGATAACTGTTAGTAAATACCTAGCAGTATTCGATAGTTACTTGATGAATAGGCTAGGAGCGTATTTCGGTAATCGACCAATACCGGATATTTATTTTCACCATAGTGCTGCATAATTTACAAGAAATCTATTGCATATTTTTTATAAGTTAAAAATAGTCAGCTTGGAAAGTGGAGTGCGTGACTCGGTTGACCTTGATGAATATCACGAAAATATATCAATGAAATTTATTCGGGAAAAACAATGTTGACATTTTTTAGCCTTACAAATTTTAAGGTTTTTGGAAGCCGTCAAAGTTTGGACTTGGCTCCAATTACTTTAATATATGGGCCTAACTCTGGCGGGAAGAGCTCTATTATTCAGGCCCTTCTTTTACTAAAGCAGTCCATTGAGGCTCCAATTAATCATGGCATACGGGATAGAGTCCTTGTCCCTAAAGGGCGATATGTTGATTTGGGTCAGTCAAAATCGATTCACCATAAACACCTCTTTTCTAACAAAATATCTTTTGAAGTCGGCATGCGGTTTCCAGGTATTATAAATAAGAGCCTTTCTCCAATATTTTCAAATAGTGAGGAATTTTCTGTTTCGATGAATTTTGAGCATCGTGACGATACGATAAAATTGCGTTTGCCGGCCCTGACGGGAATTAGATATCGCTCCAAAACTCTACGGAAGTTCGACTTAGATATATCTCTGTCTAGAGGAGTAAAGCAAAATCAAGCTCAGCATGACGAGCAAATCGAATTCGAAGAATTAAATGATATAAAGAGTCCTACCAATTTCTTTATTTTTTCAAATTTAGAGGAGATTAGAAAATTCAACGAATTTTTGAAATTTATTCCTCGGATTCGAGCCGAGCAGAGTGATACTGATTTTTTTGGACTGTCTGAAATCAGTGAGGAAAAACAAAAAAATAGATTTCAGATTGGTTTTAGGCCATTTGTTTCTGGGAAGACCACATATTTACCTACTTCTATAAAAAATCTTGCGAAGCCAGATTCTGAAAAAAGATTTTTAACAGATAATTATCTGGATATCCCTTCTAGCGCGTTAACTCAGGTTGCAAGAATGATGAATTTGCAATTCGAGAAGATGTGTTACTTAGGTCCATTAAGGAGTCGACCAAAAAGACTATATGAGTTATCGCAGCAATACCAAGGGTCTATTGGGTTGAGCGGAGAATTCTCTGTAGAAGCTTTGAGATCAGAAACGCAAACTGAAAATTCAGAAGAAATAAATGTTATAGATTTTGTTAATGCATGGCTGAAGAAATTTGAAGTGCCTTATACGGTTTCTGTCGAGGATGTGGGCGATGAAGTTTTAGGCGACTTGGCATAATTTAAAATGCGGGATAATCGAACTAATGTCTGGGTTGCGGCGACAGATGTTGGTTTCGGCATTGGTCAGCTTTTACCTATCATAATTCAAGCAGCGTTAGTATCAAAAAAGAATACACCTCTGGGGCTGACAAGATCTGTTTGTGTGGAACAACCTGAGATACATTTACATCCCCGATTACAAGCAAATGTCGCAGATTTACTTATAGAAACCGTCAAAGCGGGTGACTGCCAGTGGATCATAGAAACACACAGTGAAGCATTGATGTTGAGAATACAGCGGCGAATTCGTGACGGTTTGCTTAAAGCTAAAGACGTGGCTGTGGTTTTTGTTGAGCCAGCCGGCGAGAACGGAAGTCGGATACAAAACTTACGGCTTGACTCTGATGGCAGTTTTATCGACGAATGGCCAGGTGGCTTTTTTGAAGATAGTTTTAGTGAGATGTTTTTATAAATGCCTATACCATTTTCAATTGACCCTGATGCCTTGGAATGCGATTTAACGGATCTTTCACTATCTATTACGACGCATAGGCGAGTAATTCAAGAGTGGAGAAGGCACGGAGTATTAGTCCATTCTCACGGACCTCTAAAAGATTCCGCAATTTTTAAAAAAATTGAAGCGTTACCTCAAGAATTTCGAAAAATGTGGAAAAGCGCGCTCGTGTCGACAAGAAGAAAACAATCGACAAAGATTTGGGATGGGTTATTTCCGGGCACCGAATTGCAAGATTTGCTTCCCGTATCTAATGAGTTTCGCTTAGCACTTTTTGATACTACACGCGCTGTGATTGTGGGTGGTGTTGACTCAGCGGAATGTAGCAGAATTGTACCTGAACTAGGAAATATGGAGATTTGCAAATTACATTCTGTAAATGAGTCTTTTTATTTTGCGGAGGCGGCTAGAACTGCAAATCGGGTTCTAAATGTTGGGGATAATTGTGCAACAGAATGGAGAGATCGATATTCTTCGCATATAACGCAGGCAGACCACATTGCCGTAGTTGATCGCTATATACTGGCAAATCACAATTGGAGGCTGAGGAAAAATGAAATTTCAGGTCTTCACCGGTTATTAGATAACTGTTTTTCTCGTTCAAAAGAAAAAAAAGTAAATGTAAAATTATTATGCGCAGTGCAAAATAATAATTCAACTTTGTCGTCCGATGAAATTCTTGAAATTAATTTATTTTGTAACGATATAGCTTCTCGTTATTCAGGAGGAGGTATTAGGCAAATAAGCTTTTTTGTTCTTCCTGATAAGGATTTTTCTAAGATTGCTCATGAACGCTATGTACGATCCGACTATACAATTTTTGGTATGGATAGCGGTTTAGATGTATTTGGAGGACTATTGGCAAAAAAAAGCTCGGTTGTTTGGCGGCATGATACAGCGGAATCTTTGCACTTCAATCAACAAGAAGCTGCTCTGCAGTTGAATGTTCTAGTAAATCGCCAGTTGATATGAGATAGCCGCCGAGTTCAAATAGTGTTGCCTAAACCAGATTGCAGGAAGGTCTGGTTTGGGGCTATTGTGTTGAAAAACGCGGATAAGTTGACGTATAGATAGAAATCCTGCCAGTTTAGACTAGCCAGAACCGCCGCTATTGAACGGTCGCGGACTGCTTGAAGATCGGAGAGCTCCCAGTATTGTTGCCTCTCGACTTTTTCAACGCAATAGGGCGAAAGCAGCCGTTGAACATGGGTAAATGCGATACATTCACGCCGTTTCTCTGCTGGCCACAGCTTGCATAGGCTTCCAAGGTTCTTCGTTATTCTCCTTAATGATGTCGCGTACTTCCTCGATACGCTTCCACGCATGCAGCGCCGCCCGCTTGGCGGCCTGCTTGCTCTTGTAAGTATGTTCCAGTGTCTTGAGCTTGCCCTTGTCGCCAGCCTGTTCCTGCCCCGCCTTTTTCTTCTTCGCCGCCACATCCTTCCACTTGGCCACGACGCCCGTGATGCCTTCGTCCGGGTCTTTCTCGTCCTCGCGTTCTGCCTCGACCGCTTCCGTCTTCGTTTCAAACTCCACGCGCGTGGTAAATCCGTTGCCGCCCAGGTTGTGCGTGACCTTGACCGATAGCCAGTCGGTGGCGTCGATCTCGGGCTTGAAGCCTTGCACCGTCACGGGCGATTGCGGGAACACGGCCGGGTTGCCCAGGGCCAGGTTCATTTCAAAGGTGGCCAGGCCGCGCAGGATGCGTTGCCATTCGGCGACGGCCGCCGCGCGCGCGTCCGTCTCGTTGGCGAAGGTGGTGCGCAGGCGCTTGCTGTTGCCGGGCACGCCGGCCACGACGCTGCGGCGCCGGGCGTAGCGCTCGTCATGCCAGAAGGCGCGCACGCCCGTGTAGGCGTCGCTCTCGGCGCTGTGGTAGCGGTGGCCGTCACCCAGGGCGCGCGTGATGGGAATGACCGGCAGCGCCTTACCGCTGGCGGTGCGGCTCTGGTTGATGGGAATGAACAGCAAGGTGTCGTTCTTGACGGTGGCCACCGCGTCGTATTTCCTGCCCAGCCGGCGCAGGAAGGCCGCATCGCTTTCGTGCGTCTGGTCGATGTGCTCGACGGCGGTATCGCGCAGGCGCGCCGACACGCCCGACGCCAGCTCGTTGCGAAAGGCGATGGCCTCGATGATGGCGCCCAGGGTGGTCTTGTGGAAGCTGTGTTCCTGCTGCTGTTTAAACGTGTCGATCAGGTTGGCCGACCTGGCGCGCAAGGTGATGGTGTCGGGCGCGCCGCTGTGCTCCACCTCGTCAACGGTGAACTTGCCCATGTCCACCAGGTCGGACGCTTGCCAGCCCAGTGCCAGGGCGATCTGCGCGCCGCGCGGTGGCAGGGCCAGCTTGCCGTCGCTGTCATCGAGTGAGATATCAAGCTGGTCGCTCTCGTCGCCACGGCACAGGGTCAAGGTCAGATTGATGAGCCGCGGCGAGACGATGGCCGTCAAATCCTTGTCCTCGATGCTGACCTTGAAGGCGGGGATATGCTCGCTCATTTGAACTTGTCTGCCGCGCTGCCGATGGCGCCGCTGATGCTGCCGCCGATCTTGTCTTTCATCTCGCTGACCACGCCGCCGTATTTCGATGTGATGCCGCCGACCACATTGCCGACCACGCTGCCCACGGCATTCTTGGCCGCGCCCGCAATGCTGCTGGTCATGCCGTCGATGCTGAGCATGTTTTTCAGGTCCCCGATGTCGCCCAGGCCGACCATGGCCAGCACGCCGTCGTCGTCGCGCTTGAGCGCAATCGAGAACTCGACGCGCCGCGCGCCGCCGCTGCCGTCCAGGATGGTGCGGCCCTCCGTCATGCTGGTGATGCGGTACGAGCCGAGAATGCGGCCGGTGCCCTGAATCAAGATCCACGATTTACCGGTGTCGGCCATCATGCGCAGCGCATCGAGCGAATACAGGGAGCCGGTCAGTTCCGGCGCCACCCAGCCCGACAGGGTGATGGTGTCGTCGCCTGGCCCCACATACTGGTGCGCATCGCGCAGGCCCACGCGCGCCGTGCTGGCGTGCTTCCACTCCGTTTGCCGCTGCAGCTCGTGATAGGCCAGCGTCGGCAGGCTGAAAACGAACATTCCTAAAATCATCATCATGGTGTGCTTCTTTCTTAATCGTGGTCGCGCAGGGACGAGCGGATGCGTGCCGCCTTTTCGCGGTCGCGTTGATCGAGCGCCATGCTCACAGCGCGCGCGATGGCCTGTGGATCGGTGCCGGCCTGCACGTTAAAAGTGATTTCGATCTTGTCGCCTTGAATCGTCATGCCGGCGCCGAACCCGCCCTGGGACAGCGGGGCGCGCGTGTCGAACGCGCTGGCGGGTAACGCCATGGCCGTGCCGATGGCGATGCCGGCGCCCAATTGCGTCAGGCGCTGCGCCAGCCCCGAAACCTTGGCAATCGGCGCGCCCTCGCTGCGATCCAGGCCCACGGCCAAGCCTTGCATGGTGTAGTCGCCAAGCTGGGCAAACACGCGGCTCGGGCTGTGGATGCCCAGCTTTTCCTTGAACCAGGCAATGGTGCTGGAACCGGCATTGCTGATGGCGTCCTTGACGGCGCCCATGGAACCGGTGATGCCGTTGACCAGCCCGCGCAGGATGTTTGCGCCGAATTCGGTGAACTGGGCCGGCAGCTTGATGCCGAACCAGCTCATGACGCCCGCGAAGGCCTGGTAGAACACGCCGACCGGTGACCAGTTGATAATCAGGGCCGTGATGTTGCCCATGCCGCCGGCACAAACCGTGCGCAGGCGCGACCAGATGTCGGCGAAGAAGGCGGAAATAGGCACCCAGGACGCGGTGATGCGCTGCAGGATGCTGGCGCCAAAGTCGGTGAACCTGGCCGGCAGCAGGATGCCGAACCAGCCCAGCACGCCCGCAAAGGCGCGATAGAACAGGCCCAGCGGTGACCAGTTGGCGATCAGGGCGCTGACGCCGCCTATGCCGCCGGCAAAGGCGGTCTTGATCTGCGACCAGATGCCGCTAAAGAAGCCGGCCAGCGGCGCCAGCCCCTTGGCGAAGCGCCCCCGGATGCTGGCCGCAAAATCGGTGAACCTGGCCGGCAGCGCAATGCCGAACCAGCCCAGCACGCCCGCGAAGGCACGATAGAACAGGCCCAGCGGCGACCAGTCGGCGATCAGGCCATTGATGCTGGTAAAGCCGCCGGCAAAGGTCGCCTTGACGTCTGACCACAGGCCGCCAAAGAAAGCCTTGATCGGCTCCCAGTATTTGTAGATCAGGAAGGCGGCACCGGCAATGACCGTGATGGCGATGCCAATCGGGTTCATCAGAAGGGCGCGGCCCAGCCACAGCACGGCGCGGCCGGCCCACATGAAAGCGCCGCCCAGCTTGCGCAAGATGGGCGTGAGTACGCCGCCCGTCACGCCCATCTTGGCGAACATGACGTGCAGCATGGCATACGGGCCGATCAGGGCGGCGATGCCCAGCATCAGCGGGCCGAGCACCAACAGCAGGCCGGCCAGCACGGCAAAGGCGGTAATCATGACCTTGGCCACGGTGGGGTTGCGCTCCATGAAACCGTTCAGGCGCTGCACCGCGCTGATCGCCAGTTCCAGCCCCTGCGCATACAGCGGCAGGATTTTTTCGCCCATGGTCAGTTTCAAGTTGGCCAGCTTGGACTGCGCTTCCAGTTCCTTGCCGGCGGCCGAGTCGCGGCCCAGCTTATCGAGGGTGCCGATGTCGGCGGCGCCACGGTTGAGCTTTTCGTTTTTGTGGATCTGCACGCGCTGCAAGTACATCTGCGAGTACAGGTTCGACGCCGTGCGGTTGGAAAAGATACTGCCGATGGCGTCGAGCACGTGCTTTTTCTCCGTGATGCCCTTCTTGGCCAGTTGCGGCAACAGCACTTTTTCCATCCATTCGAACTGATTTTCGCGGAACAGCTCGGAACCCAGCAGCGCACCTGGATCAAGGAATGCAATTTGCCCCGCCTTGTCAGGCGTGACTTTGCTTTTGTCGCCAATCAGGCCGAACTCATCCAGCTTTTTGACCGACCGTTTCGTCGTGCGGCCCTGGTACAAGTTCTGGTAGGCGCTCATCAGGGACGTGCCGACGCGGTTGCCGCTCATTTCCTGCACCAGCGGTTCCATCTGGTAATAGAACGCATCATCTTTCAGGCCCTTGGCCGCGATGCCGCCCGTCTTGATCATGTTCAGCCATTCATTCGGCCCGACGCGCCCGCCCGTGGCGGTGATGACTTGCTGCACGATATTGGCCTGGGCTTCGAACTTTTCCTTGCTCTCCAGGCCGCCGCGCAGCTCGATCACCTTGAGCATGTCCATGAACTTGCGTTCGTTGTCTGCGCCTTCTTCTTCGCCAAAGAAGGCGTGATTGGCAAACTTCATTCTCGCCAGGGTGGGCGCCACCATTTCCGCGTGGTGCACGTCGGCAAAGGCGCTCATGCCGTCGCGCATCAGCTGCAGGTTGTCGAGCTGGCTGGTGCCGTAGGTCTTCATGTTGCGCGCGAAGGCGACGGCCTCGGCTGATACCTTGTCGCCCAGGCCGAGCGCGTTGACGCGGCCCACTTCCGTTTGATAGTGCTTGGCCTCGTTCAGCCCCTTGACCACGGGCGCACCGATGACGGCGCCTGTGGCGGTGGCGCCAGCGCCGGCCATGGCCAGGTTGCCCGCCTTGTTGCGCAGCTTGTCGGCGTGCTGGGTGGCATTGGTGACGCGCTGCTGCTTGGCGTTTGCATTGGCCAGCTTCTGCTGCTGCAAGGTCATGGTTTTGTTGGTGGCCTCGATCTCGCGGCGCAAGGTGCGTTCGTGGTTGGCCAGGTCTTTGGTGCCGATGCCGGCGCCCGCCAGGCGCTCGCGCATGACCTGCAGTTGCTGGGCCTGCTGCTGGCCGGCGGTCTTCAAGGCGCCGGCCGCTTTGGTGGCGGCGTTCAACTCGCGCGTCATGGCGCGCGTGGGGGCTTCCGCCTGTTTCATCTTGGTAGCCAGGCTGGCCACTTTCTGCTGCGCCGCTTCCAGCTTGGCGCGGGTGGCGTCCAGGCCGCCATGCAGCTCACGGAATTTGCTGATGTTCTTTTGCTGGGCGTTCAAGTCGCGCAAGCGGTCGCTGGTCGCCTTCAAGGCCTTGGCCGTGTCGCTGGAACCGCCCATGATCTTTTTCAGCGGGCCGGTGATCTTGTCCAGCGCTGCAAACACTACCTGTAATTTCAGATCCCGACCAGCCATCTATTCCGCTCCGCTTCGCTGCCGGGCGCGTTCGCGCCAGGCCATCAGTTCATCAATCGTAAAATCGTCCATCGCTGCCGGCGTCCAGTGAAAGACGCCGGCAATGTCGGCCATGGCGTCTTCTACTTCGCCGGGGATACCGAAAGGCGATCTACTTTGCTCGCCAAAAAACCGGCAACCTCGACGCCCACGGCCAGCAGGTCGGCCGGGTCCATGTTGGCGATGTCGTGCGCCGTCAAGGTCGGCTCGGTGATGCGCGGCAGCACGATCTGCAGGGCCGACACGTTCAGGTTGGCCAGCTCGATCAGGGAAATGCCGCGCAGGGCGCCCGCCTTGGGCTTGCGCACCGTCAGCGAGGTGATGAAGGTATCGCCGCGCTTGATCGGGTCGTCCAGTTCGATGACGGCGCTGTTTTGGGTATCGTTGTGCATGGTGTTGTCCTTGTGGTGTGGTGGTAGGTAAAAGAGGGATTACAGGCCGATGGCCTTGCGGATGGCTGCATTCGTGTCGCCGCCGCCGAAGTTCTCGGTGCCGCTCATGAAGTCCAGTTCGATGACGGTGGCGCCTTCGATCATCAGCTTGTAGTAGCTGCAGGCCATCGTGTATTTGTGCGTGGTGTCGTCGCCCATCTTGGCAGCGCCCATGTCGATTTCCTTGTAGCGGCCGCGCACGACGACCTCGACTGCGGCGACCGTGCCATCATCGTCTTCCTGGTAGGCGCCGGCAAAGCGCAGTTGCACGGCGCCGTGCGTGTGCGCGCCGTACTGTTTCAGGGCTTCGGCGATCAGGCCGCCGCCGCTCCATTCCAGCGACAGCGCCTCGTTGCCGAAGTCCACGGACACGGGGCCGCTCATGCCGCCGGCGCGGTACTCTTCCATCTTGCGGCTCAGTTTCGGCAGGGTGACTTCGGGCACCATACCCATGAAGGAGACGCCGTTCTGGAACAAGTTAAAATTTTTCAGTTTGCGGGGCAGGCCCATAATTTCTCCAGTATTTCAATTTGCCCGCGCTGGCGCGGGCAGGGTGGTGATGGCTATTACGCCGCGATGCGCGAGGCGAAGTCGGCCAGGTAACGGTCGGTAATACGCTGCTGGAATTTCAGGTTTTCCAGCGGCGGCACGGGCGTGTAGTCGTAATCGATGGCCAGCTTGCCGTCTTTCAGCCCTGTCTTGTCGTTGTACTGCTCGTCATACCAGGCATGGCCGTCGATGATGTAGCCCTGCAATTTCAAGTCGCGGAACTTGGCATTGATGCTTTCCAGCAGGTCGCGCACCAGGGACGGATGCAGGGGCACATCGACATAGGCGAAATGCGCCTCGGCGATGGTGTCGGCCAGCACCTGCGCCGTGCGCGTGTAGCTTTCGAAATAGAAGAAGCCGCCCGGCGCCTCGCAGGTGCGCGAACCCCAAAAACGATAGCCGCCCATGTTAATCAGGGTGGTCACTTCCTTGGCGTTGAGTACGCCGGCATCGGTGGCCGGGTCTTGCAGATCGAAAAACACGTCCTTGCTGATGCCGGTGGGGCCGTTGACGACCACGTTCGATAAGGTCTTGTGCCAGCCCGTCTCTTCGTCGATCTTGGCGCGCAGGCCCATGGCGTAGGCGACAGCGGAAATGCTGGCCTCTTCATCCGTGGCGGTATTCCAGTTCACGAAGTCGGGCCAGATCATCATGATTTCGCGCTGGCCGAACTGGCCGCGATAGGCGGTGGCCGCCGTGACGGTGGCGCAGCCATAGGCCGACGCATACACGAAGCCGCGCAGGCGCTGGGCCACGCTGGCCAGTGCATTGGTCACGGCCTGGGTATCGATCCCCGGCGCGCCCAGGATGCGCGGTTTGACGCCGAGCTTGCTTTGCGCGGCCAGCAGCGCCTGGGCGCCCAGGTACTTGCCGTCGGGCGAGACGCCGCCCACGGCATTGGTCGTGGTTTCCGCTTCCGTTTCGCCTTCGGCCACGCGCACCACGACGGTCAAGGGTTTGGTCTGCGCGGCAATCGCCTGCAGTGCGCGATACAGGGTGCCCGTCTTGCCAGCCTTGCCCATGGCTGCCAGCACGTTGGTGACGAGCACGGGCGTGTCGAGCGGGAAGGCTGCCGGGTCGGCATCGTCGGACGTGGCGATCAGGCCCAGCACGGCGGTGGAGACGGTGCGGATGGGGCGCGAACCCTCGTTGATTTCAATGACGCGCACGCCATGGTGGTAGTCGGTGGCCATGTTGTTCTCCTGGTAGGTGGTGAGTGTCGGGGTGTTACTGTGTGATGCCTGCTTCATCGAAGGCACGCCGCGCCTCTTGCGGCAGCGTGTCCGCGATGCGCTGGAACTCGGCGCTGACGGCCGCCTGCAGCTCGTCCAGATCGCGCGCGGCGGTCACGCTTGGGCAGATCGTGATGTCGAGCAGGCAGGTGCGCGCCGTGATGATCGTTTGCACGGTGTCCGTGTCGCCGCTGGCCACGGCCGCAAAGCCGATGCCGGCCAGGCGGTTGAGGATGCCGTCGCGTGTTTTTCTGACGCCGACCAGGAAGGTGTCGCACTGCACCAGCAGCGGCGTGGGCGTCGGTGCGGTAATGACCAGCCGGCCGTTCTCAAATTGAAAGGCATGGCCTGCGGGCCTGCCCATCGCGGCCGCGTAGTCTTCGTCATCCACCTCGATCAAGTCGTCAGGCAGGTGCGGATACTCAATGTGTTGGGGATAAAAATTTCCTGTCGAGTAAGAGTAATGAATGGTCATTTCACTTGCCTATGGAAATAATGAAAACAGAAACGTTGCTGTTGGTGTAATTGTTCTGCGCCACGCCGCCATTCACGGAGGTGGGCATGGCGGCGACAAACGCATTGGAATTGGGACTCGCACCGACCCCGAGGACGCTGGCCGTGCAGCCGAACGCCGCTTCCTTGAACGCAACCGGAAAGGAGAAATTCTTCGTTGCAATGCCGTTTGATGCGACGGGCACGTCGACGGTTTGCCATTGCATGATGAAGTCGTCCGGCAGGAACTTGTGGCCGCTACCGGCCAGCACGCCTGAAAATGCGGCATTGCGGCTCAGTTCCGCGGTGGAATCGATCACGCGCCACACCTGATCCGTGGTCGCCATCAGCGTGAGCGACTGGCCTTTTTTGACCGTGATGCTGTTCGTTTCATCGGGCGCCATGAGAAAGGCGCCTTTGGCCGGCACGAGCCGTGCGCTTTGCGGGCCGGTGCAATGGATGCGCACGCAGATGCCGGCATTGTTGGGAATGCCCAG